ATGCTGCCACGTGGGATTCTGAAGATCAGTACCAAACACGAACCCCGGCTGGATATCATGCACATATCGAGGGTTGTGATCGTCAAAAAATCTGCGTGTGTGACCTACCAGGCGACCGTCATAGGTAAATGGTATGATCACTCCCTGACGACGACTGAACTTGTCATCAGGCCTACCGTGTATCATGCCGCAAGGATAGTCTTCGGGTACGTGTCGATCCCGGAGATACTGCCAGTGTACTGGCATGTTGGAATCTATCAAGGCGAATTCTTCAGGCAAATCACGGTCTTCAAATTCTATGCCCTGCACTGTGTTGAAGGTGCGCTGCCGATCATCTAAGATTCCCTGTATGCTGCGATGTCTCAGGCTCTCGAGATTGATGCGCTCGATTTCTTCTGCGGGAACGTTTAACCAACTTAAAAATTTCCTAGTTTTAAAACTTAGATTTCTTCCTTGTATGAAACTTGTTGTAAAGCCACAGTTAAAACAATGGAAACTCCATCCTTGATCTGTATTTTTGATGCCACCACGCTGACGACGATCTGCGCTTTCCCCGTTGTGCGCACAGCATGGGGCGTTGAAGCTGATCCAACCTGATGCGCTTTTTTTGCGTTTACTGGGAAGATACTGAAAGATGTCAAGCATCACGCAAGCATAGCATCATTTATCCATTCAATCAACCGTTGGCTTATCATTTTATGTCCTTGTAGGTCTGGGTGATGATTTTTTGTTAGATGAACTGCTGCAGAGCTCAATAACCACTCATGCACTCCTGAAAAACTTTTTTGATAACCCGGGACGTCCACAACACAAGGAGGAGACACTATATCAAATTGTAACAACCGATGATCATGTAACAGGCTTGCACCGGAAAAAAACAACACCGTCTGCTGATATCTGAGTTTGTTTATGACATGGTGTTCTGTCAGCACAGTGTTGAGTTTGACCAGCTGTTGCCAATCACTATCAAAAAGATTGCTGTTTGATCGAACCCACTGATCATGCACAAACCTGTTCCATGGAGGATCGGTATCATCTCGACTCTGATGTCTGGGATTATAAAAACTGTTTCTAGTGGAATTGGTCAATCCTGCAAGCACCAATGATCCTGCAACTTCTTGGGGTTTATTTTCAATCCACCAAAGATAAGTCCAAATCATGCTCTGTAGACTTGATCCAGGCCATCCAAAATTTATTGATGGTACCCCAAAATGAGATCCCACCAATCCCAAAAAACAATTGCGTTCTCTATATGAAGTATTGTGTATACAACAACTATCAGAGTCTGGGGGCAATCTTGGATCTACTAGTTCGTCTCCCCACATCCATGAATCACCAAATCCCACTACCTTATCAAACTTCATCTGTAAACGATCGTATCTACATTTCCCGATGTGGTATCCAATCCCAATCTCACGTAGGGGTGATAACCTTGTACATTGATTCCCACACGCGCATTGCCTGTCAGTGCCAGTTGTTGAACAACATTACCTGTTTGGAGATCATCAAAACTGATGTCATACCATTCAGGATCAGTGTCTGCTGATGCAGTGGCACCTTCTACGGTCAAATTACCTATAAAGGATCCAGTATCAATCTGGAATGATGTAAGACGTTGCCCATCGGTAGTGAGCGTGCTGGTATAGTAGACATTACCTACTGGCGCCTGATCAGGAACCGTGAGTATCTCGCTGTCCACAAAAGCCGGTAACACAGAATCTACGATGTCAATAAATCCTCTTGCCCCTGCATAATCATCAGTGAACACTGCTTGATCCAAGACACCGCTGCTGACTTCAATACTCCAACCTGCAGGCTGTGGTTGCAGGTTCAAAGTATCAGCAGCTGGTATCGTGACTTTGGCACGTCCAGTGGCATTATTGAGGCTTACCAATTCTTTTGCATACAGTAGATTTTGGCCATTCTGACTTATGATACGGAAAGTAAAGGTTGATCCTGTGATGTTGACGGGTTTTTGATCTTGGTTTTGGAATTGAAATAAAATGACATTGTCTACTCCCAAGTTAAGTTTTAAATTTTTTGCGTACACTGGCTTCCACCTCCGATCAAAAACTGCACCAACACCCGAGATATCAACCATTAAAATCGTCTGTATTTGTTGATATAAATAGGCAGGGGTTGCGTACATAGTAATCTCCTATAATATTTATGGATCAAAAAATCTTTGGCTTACTCAATGAAAAATATCCTTTTATATGCCTCTGTGTATATTCTGGAGTTGAATATGTAGGTATCATCCAGAACAGGGATGTCGCAGTCACTACATTATACGATTTTGGAACTATAGTTGATGCCGAAGAAAAGAAAATATTTTTAGATCTTGCCAGCATTTGGTGGTGGGAGAGCAATCGAAGTGTACCTATCAACATATTCCTAAAAAAAGAATGGGAACCTTTTCGACATTGCTTACGCACCTTCAGCAACAAAGATCTAACAATAGTACACGGTCCTATATGCAGCCTAAATGATATAATCCGCAAAAAAAGCAAACGCAGATCAATAACACTAGTCCGAAAAGTCTAACAAATTCATGTGTAATGCCACTAATGCAGCATAACTTATGGCATGACTTTTCTTGAAAGTATATCCTCGAGAGGAGTCCCCATCCCAGACTTCCGCAAACACGCGATCCCATGGTTGATTTTGTAGATGGGATTTTCCGGGGCGTATCACAGATATGAATGCTGCCATGCGAGGTATGGAATCTGGACGCATGTCAATGAGTAGTTTGCTGTAATTTCCAACGTGCACCAATTGTTTGGCCCAGTCTGAATCTGTCCATAGTTTTTGCCACGGAGGCTCACGATCCAACATCGCTTGATAATGTTTAGGATCGTGTATCAACTGATACACCGACATGTTTAACAGATCTATTTTGAAATATCCTCGTTGTTCTGCGGTTTCATAATCTATTGCTGCACATTGATTGACTGCATCATAAGGAATATCTGTGACATATATGCCAGTGTTATGAGGTTTTGATTGGAGATCAGCCGACAATCTCGCAGGAATATGTTCTATCAATTTTAACACTTGCTGACGATCAGCAAAATCAATATCAATGTCTGCTTGCATCACCATCCTGCCTGTTGTAGAATTGTGCGAGCATATTCTTGATCAGCCAGATAATCTTTGAAACGTTGTTGCCAGAATTCAGGATCAATCCAGGACCAAACGATTGATCTATGATCTGCATTCATGCGCTCTAACCACTGATGTCCACTGGAACAATTATATAGAGCCCAGGCGGTGATACGACCAGTGCTGATGGCATGAGCTATGACATTGTCGTTGCCGTATCTCAAGAAATCATGACTTGGATGACCTGTGGTCTCTGCCCATGTCATGGTATGTTCTATGGCGCGAGACAGAGCATCTGTGACTGATTCGGATCTCACATACTGCAGGAGATATTCGGTATAACTCCTGTCGCTGCACCAATGATCAATTTTGCGATTACCATTGATTAACCAGTCAGTGAATCTAGGAATGTTTATTGCTCGGATGGCCTGACAATGTCTGCCAAAACGCACAAAGGCTCGATAATAACTACTAGTTGCAAAATCGTGCCAAGTCTTGAGTTGACTGCTACCTTGTGTGATTTTATAAAATTGCAAGTATGATTGCAAACCTATTTGCACACCCACTTCGTCACGTTCAAGGTATCTTCGCTTAGGTTCGCACATGTGTACCACAAGACTATTTTCCCGTTGGAACACACGATTACAGTGTTGGCATTGATGGAGTTGATCAGGTGCCGAGGTCTCGTTGATACTGGGCGATTTCATCTGATGAATTGATGGCGATCAAAAGATCTAGTTCATCTTGTTTGAGATTAGGGAAAAGTTCGCGAAATTTTTTCGTATCGTTGTTGGATTTGACTTTTTTACGTGGCGCGATCCATGCATGACGGTGTGTGCCTAGACCAGGACTCACTGCAGTGGCCATGAGCCACTGCAGTTTAGGGTGTCGGTTCACAGCAAAAAAATTCCTATTGAGATAGTGATTACAGCTCTGTACATAATATTCCTGTAATTCAGCATCGCCTTGTACAGCACTGCTCCATCGTAGCATCAGGAACAAGCTGAATTTTTTCCTCTCTTCATCAGTAAGACTTTCATAGAAATCTCGCTGTTTGCGATCTAGCTGAGCCATTTCATTGCTGATGTGTAGTTTATCCATGATGCCTGAGATTGAAAGAGTTGACTGCACTTCTCAGTTCGTTTTGTAGTCTACGCACGGTCTGTTGCAGTTCTGCGAGTTCTTTTTCTTGTGCTTCTAGACGTGATGTAAGATCTCGGAGATCTCGGTCACTTTTTTTCGCAGGCGGCGCGGAGGTCTCTACTGCTGCAGTGGGAGGTCTATCATAGTGGTATTGTGTCATGGTCACCAGGCTCGATTGTAGTCTACTATTTCGCAATTGCGAGAGATGTCCTTGACAAAATAAACACAATCCGGTTTTTCATCATCAGACAGTGGTATAGCCAACATCTGTCCATTGCGCAATTTAGGAGCATACCATGTGACTTCATGATATACATCAACGATTTCAACGTCAAGGAAGCTAGGTCGAAAACTCGACAAAGGATTAAACTGGAAAGCCTTGAATCCACGATCATTGATGCTGGTCAATGGTAATACTTCAAGATCTCCCAGATCAGGTTCTCCGATCAAAATCTGCCAGTCCATGGGCATCTTGATAGTGTTCTCGCCGATACGCAATACCAAAGCCGGAGAGTTGAAGCTCTCCAGAAATATCAAGGGTATGTAGTGATAGTCAGTATTGGCAGGATCCGAATTGTCCAAGATCGCAAATCGCATGTCAGACACTTCGTCGGGCAAGGTATTTAAATCATAAGCATGGTTGTCTAGTGTGAGTATTCGCATGCTTTAGATTGTAGACGTTTTTAACGACAAAGTCAAGACTGCCATTCTAGGCGTTCTTGGGTAAAAGGATACTCGGCTTCGCGATAGTAGGCTTTGCGCTTGGTGAGATGTCGCTTGGCGAATCTGCAGGTGCTGGTTACATCCCAGATCTGTACAAAGTCTTTGTCCTCGGCTTTGCGGATACCACGACCTATGC